ATATCCGCAGCCGAGCAATCTTACTACAACGGTAGCCAGCCAGTACTCGGCACGATGTATCAATATATCACCGAGACGGACGGATCGACTTCGACGTTCCAGTATGACAGCGTTACTTTCCGTCTCTCAAGTGCTGGTCAATGGAAAGGCGACTCGAGCGTCAAGCAGAAGCTCGACTTCTTTGCCTCCCGTAGATTGCGGATTTAGCGGAGGATAGCCGATGGGACCGACATCGAGCATCCTTGCCGCCGCGGCGGTTGATCGGACAGCTCTGACGGCCGACGGTACGCGACTGACCCTTCGTCGGCTCAACGCGCTTGACAAGTTGCGACTGTTCAAAGCAGCTGGTCCAAGCTTGGCTCAAAACGAGCCATGGCTCGGTATGGCGCTCCTCGCGTCGTCGGTTGTCGCAATAGACGATGTGCCGGTGCCACAGCCGGCGACCGAACCGCAGATAGAGGCGATGGTTGCACGGCTCGGCGACACCGGCATTGCAGCTGTCGCTGCTGCCTTGCGATCCGATGCAGCCGAGCAACCTGCCGATCTGGCGGCCAGCGCGGGAAACTAAGCAGGCACCCCGATCTGATCGACTGTCTATTCCTGGTCAGGAACGGGGTGCCCTTCGACGTTGCCTTCAGCCTGCCGGAGGATGAGCGGCTGGCCTATGTGGTGGCGCTTGGCACAATCGCGGGTCACGTTTTCGATTGGCACAGCATGCGGTGGGTGGACCAGCAATGAGACTTGTCCGGGGTTTGCGTCAAGCGGACGAGCGGCTTAGCCGCCTCGACTTAGGACAGGTGGTCGCTGATTCGCTCGATTCCGCCGCTCGGGAACTCGAGTCCAAAGTCGTCGACGTTCTATCGATGGCACCCGGCCAGGATCATAGCGCGCCGTGGCTGCAGACGGGTGCGCTGCGCGCATCAATGAGCCACCACACAGACGGAATGATCGCCGTCGTCGGTTCGTCAAGCGATGTTGCAGTCGACCAAGAGCTTGGCACTAAGACCGATCCGCCGCGTTCGTTCCTGGCCTCTACTGCGGCAGGCGCCGCCGAAGATTTGGTGGCTGCAATAGCTGCCTCACTTGCGCGCCATCTCGCGGAACGTTGAGATGATCGACGCCTACACGATCGGCATCACACTCGCACTGGAAGACGGCGTCTCTGACGGTATCGAAGCGATCCGTCGGGACCTCGCACAACTGGATGCCGCCGTTGCCGACAGCACAGCCAGAATTCTTATGCTGCGCAGGCTCGCTGCGGATGCCGGCTTATCCGCTCCAGAAGGCCACAGCGCTCAAAGCGGCGTAATCTTCCAGCCATCAAAATCTGATCGGCAAGTAACGCCCCCTTCGCCCATGTCGACGGAAGTGCCAGCGACGGCAAAGTTGGCGGTGCCTCAGTCGCCGGCTGTCACTGCGTCCCCGATTGCGCCGGCCGCTACCAAATCCGATGTACCGGCAATAACGCCACGCGCTGTCCCTTCGTGGCCGGCCGATCCACCGGCGTCCATCTCTCCCGCTCCGCCGCAAGTTATCTACGCTCCAATTGCGCCTCCGGCCGTTCCGGCACCGACCAGAGAGCCGGTCTCGATCATACACGTCGCTGCACAGGCGCCCGCAGGACCGCTACCATCGCCGCCGTCGCCGACACCGGCGCCGCCACCCCCACCACCACCGCCGCCGTCGCGACAACCGCCACTGCCGCCGCTGCCGCTGCCGCTGCCGCCGAAGGAGGAAAGCCGACCGCTGGATTTCGCCGCCATTGCTCGCTCGTTGACGCCGCCTGCGCCGTCACCAACAACGTTGCCACCATCGCCGCGACCTGAACCCCTGATATCGTCCCCACCTGGACCCGAAGCACGGTCACCGTGGCTCGTTAAAGCATCCACATTGGCGTCGGTGTCCCCGCCGGCCGTTCCGCCGGCCAAGCCGGCAACTACGGTACCTATAGTGCCGCCTTCTTCGCCTCCCCCGCGAGCAATTAGCGTGGCAATTCCAACATCGACGCCTGCGCCACCGTCACCCGCAAGCGTCGCACCTGTTGCGCCGCTGGCCATTCCGATGCCCCTGGCTGTAAGTCCGCCTGTCATCGCACCGCGCAAACCACCGCCAGGCACTGACAAAGTGCCAGTGCCTGTAGCGGTCATTCCACCCCCGCGGACGAATGGCACGTCCGTCCCAGGACGACCGCCGCCGCCTCCACCTCCAGCCAATTCGGCATCTGCGCGTGAATCTCCGCCGCGGCCGACTCCAACCCTCTTGGCTGCCCCTCTGCCACCGTCGCCGAAGCCCAGTCAGCCCTTATCGCAGCCGGAAGTCGGCGCACCGTCCCAGCCCGAATGGCCTTCGCGCGGAGCTTCGGAGAAACTTCCACTATCCAGGGCTTCTCCTATTCCGTCGCGTGCACAGGCCGATCCTGCCATCGAGAAGCCGGGTAAATCGACCGAACAGCGCCAGGCAGACACGGACTCGGCGTCCGAGGATCCCGTCCGTCCGGCGTACGCCGAAATCCATCTGGATGGTGCCGCGCTCGGGCGGTGGATGACACGGTACCTCGAGCGACAGGTAATGCGGCCGCAAGTTGGCACGACAGGATTCGATCAGCGCATGACGCCAAGCTGGCCGGGCGCCCCGATTGGCAATTAAACAGCAAATACCCAATCCGAAAGTCAATCGTGAGTATGCATCTCTTGGCACGAGCATGCCGGGCTAAATATGCCCGATGGCCTACCCGCCTGGATGGAGCGACTTGTGATGCCGAACACGACTCTACTACTAGGGCCAGTTATCTTTCAGGACTTCGAAGTTCCCTGCGGGATTAATTTTGGTGGAAAGCAGCGCCTGGCCGTGCATCGGCTTCCGGGTGGCGCAAGGGTGATCGATTCGCTCGGTCGTGACGATGCCGACATCACCTTTTCCGGCATTTTCTGCGGCGAAAACGCGACCCTACGGGCACGGTTGCTTGATGAGATGCGTGCCTCGGGCGCTCTTCTGCCTCTGACGTGGGATGTGTTTTTCTACACCGTCGTCATCGCACAGTTTCAGGCTAACTACTCTACCAGCAATTGGATACCCTATAGGATAATCTGCACGGTACTACGTGACGAGGCCAGTGCCTTGATACAGGCAGCGGTGTCGCTCGGCGCATCCGTCCTCAGCGACGTTGGGACCGCGATAAGCCAGGCATTGTCTGGTGGCGTCGATATCTCCTCTCTCCAATCGACGATATCTGATCCCTCGGCAACCACACGCGACACGGCAGCCTACAACGCCGCGCAGTCTGGTATTGCCGCCGTTCAGTCCGACTTGGCCAGTGCTGTCCATACTGCCGCAACAACCTTGCCGACCGACGCCATCACGTCGTCGGGCACTGCCGATAGTGGCGTGGCCAACCTGACAACCGCCGTCGGCGCATCGCAGCAGCTCAGTCAGCTTACGATTGCGCAGAGCTATGTGGGGCGCGCCGCTACCAATCTTGCAAACGCGAGCACGTGATCATGATGACGCTAACGATAGCCGGAGGCAATCTATTCCAGATTGCGGCGCAACAGCTTGGCGATGCCACACAATGGATCAGAATTGCGCAACTGAACGGAATTGATGATCCGATGTTGACTGGCGTGGTGACTATTCTCGTACCTGATATCGACCCAAACGCGGGCGGCGGCGTCGCTCCACAGTGACGACGTGAGCAACGCAATCTCGGGCATTGCCGGGACGTCAACGGACCTCGGCTTGGTCGGCTTGCTTACCGACGGCACATCCATCACGTCACCTTGGAGGGCTCCTCGCCTCCGGATTCTGGCCAATGGCACCGCTATCGAGGGCGCCGTCGAAGCGGAAGTGCTATCAAATAATCATTATGCGGCGGATCGATTCACCGCCGTTGTGGCCCTAGGTATCGATCTTTGGGCAACTGCCGCATATTGGGCCTCGCAGACCGACATCCTGCTTGATGTTCAATGCAGCCTGGATGGTGGCACCACTTACACCAGTCTGATTCAAGGGCTGATAGACAACGTATCGATCGATGTTCTGACTGGCACATTGCGTATCCAAGGCCGCGATATGACGGCGAGCATGATTGACAATCGCACACAGGAGACATTCGCAAACCGTACGTCAAGCGAGATCGCGACAATATTTGCGCAGCGCCACAATTTGACGCCGGTCGTTACCGCGACGACAACACCGGTCGGCCGCTATTACCAGGGCGAGCATGATCGCGTTGCACTTAACCAGTTCAGCCGATCTATGACCGAGTGGGATTTGTTGACATTCCTGGCCGGTCAGGAAGGCTTTGACGCATTCGTCAGCGGGACGTCGCTTTATTTCCAGCCAACTTCCAGTTCGCTTGTCGTACCCTATGTGGTAACGCCAGACCTTCTCCAGGATCTTCGACTGGACCGCTCTCTAACGCTGGCCCGTGACATTATCGTCACGGTGAAAAGTTGGAATAGCCGTCAACAAAATGCCTTTACCCAGACCGTGCGGTCATCCGGTAGGG